TTATTGTCGATCCTTGGCCCATTTAGGCCGTGGATTCCTCGCCGTTACAACCTCCGATATACGCCACTGGACTTCAAGGTCAGCTAACCTGTAATCCATGTCTGCTTCAGTCTCCGGGGTAAGGTGCATGTCTGCCACCAACATGCAATAGACCTTATTCCACCAGTCCCTAATCTCAGGCTCCGGATGCTTGTAGCCCAGGATTTCAGCCGCGTGCATGAAGTGTAGTTGAAAGTGGTGTGGCATCTCATCTACACACTGTAGGTATTGCCTGACCACCCCCAACATGGGATTGACCCATTCACCAGTCAGTACATTCTCTGGTAGAATGTTTTCCGGCTGGAGTATCTGGGACTGAGGCGCAATCGACGGCCCCGTGAACGATCCACCTTTGGTATACATCGGGTTCATGATTGGCACTCGGTCAAATGCCGACAGCATCACACATCGCCGATACCACCGCAACAACAGCTTACTGACGTGATCCTTCCGGATACCGTCTGGTCCCCTCACGGCCGCAATCAATACCGATTGCTGCATAAAGTTCAAGTTACAAACCCAATCCTGTAGTACTGTCATCTCATCGCTCCTTGTTTACTTAGTAAATTACTTGGGGATGTCTAATTCCCCACCGTGCTCTTTAACAAACTCGATCAACCTACGCATGTATTTCAGTTGGCTGTTGTCTGACATGAACGTGTGGATTACTTGACTCAAGAAGTTTCCACAACTATTACACAACCAGACTTTGTGGTAGTCGGCTGGACCATACCTAATCTGACTGGTAGCACCTTCATTCTCACAACGTTGACAAATGTATGACCTACTCATTTTGGTATATGCCCCCATGACTGCTCACTCATCGCAACCCCGTAGCCTATTGGCACCTTCAACGGACAGCAATGCTCAAACACTTCCCCGCAGTAATATAGGAAGTCTTCAAGTACCGCTTTCGGTCCCTCGGCCAGTAACTCATCATGTACCAGGATCAACAACTCTACCCCGTACTTTCTCCAATACGACTCCCACATGTCATGTATCTCAGCCACGGCCAACTTCAATATCCCGGCCGCGAATGACTGGATGTGGAAGTTAGCGATCCTACGCTTGCCCTGACTGATAATCCATGTATGTACACTTCTCATCTCTGGTACGTAGGTGAACCGGCCTAACGCATCCCAGACCATATTCGTCCTGACAGCCCGCCTACCCTGTAGCTTGCTACCTTCCAACACCTCCGGATACACCCCGTACCACTTCTGAATGACCCATTCACACTTCGGCTCCGTCCAGTAGTCCTTATCGCCACCGCTGGACGCAATAAGTGTGGCCAGTCCCGGAGGTGTGATTTCGTACACGATACCAAAGTTGACGTTCTTACATGGCGACCGCTGATCGTTACGGAACTGGAGTACCATTGAGCACTCCGCACAATCACACTTCGGTGGATGTAACTTAGTGTTGCTGATAGCCCTATATAGTTGGTCACGATCCCGCTGGAATACTTCAATAGCTGTCTCGGTGTGTAGGTCACCCTTGGCCCACAACACCTCCATCATCTTACTGACGTTCCGCTCACTGGCCAGCACACGTAGTTCAATCTGACTCATGTCTATTGAACCTATCCAGTTCCCCGGCCGTGGTACAAACGCCTTCCGGATCTCCTTACCTAGTGCCGTCCGCACTGGTATATTTTGTTGGTTGGGGTTCTTACTCGCCAACCTCCCCGTACTCGTTCTGGTGGGTAGTAACTCAGTGTGTAGCCTATCGGTGGATGGATTCACCAGCCGTATTAGTGAGGTGGTGTAAGTCGAACGTAACTTAGACCGTTCCCGGTAGTCAATAATAATCGGGATAACCTCATGTTCGTTACGTATTACTTCCAGTACGTCACCGTCCACTTGCTCCCGTTTACCGGAGTCAGTCAGCTTGATCTTGTGCTTAGTTCGTATACCTAACTTAGCTGGACTAAACAGTAACTCAGCCACCTTATCCGGGGAGTTGATATCAGTCTCAAACCCGGTAATGATGTTAGCAGCTTCGTTTAACTGCTCCATCTCGGTAGTCAACCGTGACTTCAACCTAATCAGGTGGTCCTTATCCAGGCCCATCCCGGTTTCCATCATGGTACTGATGGCTGGAAGGATGCCCATGTCCAGCCGCTTCACATTAGCAGGACACGGGCTATCAACCAGACGGACTCCGTTGTACAGGCGCATATCAGTTGGGAAGACTGATGTCTACTTTCACGCCTTCTAATATGTACTTGCGGTTAGGTAGGTCATCAAAGGTAGTGACTTCCACAGTACTAATGAATACCCCCTGAATTGATAGTCCGGTTTGTTCCGTGAACTTTTCGGTTGCTATTAGAAGGGCTGAAGTAATGAAATCTTCTGCTTCCTTCTTGGCTGCTTTCAACTTTAGTACAAACTCTTTTGCTTGTTCGTCGGTCATACCAAGTCTCCCCTATCCAACAGAATCAACCACTCAACAAAGACAGCCGAAGGTGGTAGTAAGTCTTGCTCAGCCAATGTAACTACTTGTTCGTTAGTCAATTGGCACTCCTCTTGTAATGACTTTAGGCGTGCTTTGACTTGCTTACGGCTCATCTCGTGCTGGTTAGCCATTACCCCTCCAGTAACTTCACACCAGGACTCAAGTTGTGAAATATTGGTTCCGGGATCGGTACAACATCATACTGCTCGAACTGTCCGCACCAACCTGTAACACCGTCTGTTTCCGGCCACGCTATATCCTTGTGAGTTGGGAACACCGTTACGGTTGGTGGGTTCAACCTACACTCACCCTTACCTTTTGGTGCTGACACTGGACTCCAGTTACTACAGTTGTTACAACTACGCTGCATACTTTTTCATCCTCCTCAAGACGTCCTTACTCAACTTAGTTAGTAACGGCCGCAGTCTCAACGTAGCGTCAGCGTCTCTACACGCGTAGGGGATCACCAAGTTACGTGGTACCTGACCGATGTTAGGCCGTGGCATCGGCCCATACTTACGAATTGCCGGTAACACGATCTCATCCGGCCACGACTCCCACCGCTCCATAACTATCTGACTTACCTTACCGGGGTCAGCCGTACCCACAACGCACTTGTCCAGGTCACCTAGTGCCCGCTTCACATACGTATTCAGCGACCATGCCCGCTTGGGCCAGCCGTCTGGTTTAGGCCACTCATCACCGGCCAACTCATACAGGTAGTCGATAGCTTCCGACTGTGCATACGGCCGTACTAAGTCGTCAAAGTCTTGCATTTCCATACCGGCCAACCTGTACGCTAGGACCTTCAACCCCAGTCTGAAGAGACCCAGGTTATACGCTCGGGTCATGGTGTCATCCACCCTAGACCAATCAATGTGTATGCCTATCTTCCGTAGTACCCCCAGGTCAGCTTCAGGGTTATGGAATAGGAACTGTTCCCGCCACAACCCTACATACCTAACAAACTCACTTACTAACTCCTTGTTATTGGCATCTACCATGTAGCCAGTCCCAGGCTGACATGAGTAGCTCCAGCAATAAGGAACCTTCTGGAAGTTAGTATTGCGATTCCGTATGTACTCGGTATCAATAGCCAGCGGCCGACGAAACTCCCCGGCCAGTGTCCGCTTCATGTCGGCTATGTTGTGTATCTCTCGGTAGTCAGTGTTGGGGTATTCATCCCTGACCCATCCCACCTCACCTTTCAATACGTGCTTCAAATGATCGAAGTCTTCACCCAACGGCCGCATGTACTTGTAGTCATGCATCCCGGCCGCAGGGTGGAACATCGGTATGACCGTTACGAAGTGGCCGTAGAAGTCCACGTTGCGAGGTATGCCGTGGTGAACGTCCAGGTCGATCCCAGGTACCAGTGAGCACGCGGTTGCACCCATCAACACCACGTACTTGGGCTTGATATGCCGCATCTCATCCTTGAGGTGCCAGTCACTACAAGACTGAATCAGCTTGTCACCTGGAGTCTTGTTATTCCTTGGCCTACACTTAGCCACGTTGGTTATGTAGATGTACTCCCGGTGCGTACCGGCCGCTGGAAGGTAGCCTTCATTCAACTGCTTGCCAGCCTTCCCCACAAACGGACGGCCCTTGTCGTCCTCATCGGCCCCAGGTGCCTCACCGATGAACACCAGATCACCATCGGCATACAACCCCATGTCAGGGGGTACGACGTGGGTGTCACCCGGACACTCCGGACAGCGCGAGGGATTGAACCAAGGACAGTTCATGGAATTTACTTAGTAAACTCTGTTTATACCCGGTCGCAGGACATCTTTGGGGTTATATTGTGGTTTCCCGTATCCCGCACACGGGCTATCGCTGTCTGCAAACAGGCGTCACCACATATGTCCAACTGTATAGGTGGAGGTAGTTTGTTAGTGTTTGGTTGAACCATCATCGTGGCGTTGTCTCTTGACCGGGGGCCGGGATTGACATAGTAGTCATTCCCTCCCTCTATATATTCCAACAATGGCCACTTGTCCAAGTCACCATTGGCCACCTTCCCGCATACATCACAAACAATCTTCAGTAATTTAGACATGGGAATAGTGTATACCAAATGATGGCTTATTGTCAACTAATGTTTACGTTTATGGTGGATTACTGCTAACAAGAGGTCATTAGCTGGAATCCCTGTAACTGCCGCAGCTTTACCTATCATTGTTATCTGTATTGAATTAAGTCCATTGTCCAAGGCGTACTGTACTTGTACTGCTCTTAGTGGTAGGGTGACGGCTAACTCAATAGCTTGTTTACTTAGTGGGTATGTCACTCTTGGCTCCCGTACCGCTTAATTATGTCTGTGCGTCCATCACCGTAAGTAACGGATTCACCCACCAGTACCCTCTTGTAAGTCAAGCAAGCCTCACAAAAGAATACATCATAGTACTTAGACTCTGGATGAAATCCACCGTCTTTGTCTACGTCTTGCCGCAAGTACACGTACTTGTGTTCATGTGGCGTCTGGTCAACCGTCACCTTAACTTTACCCACCATTACTTCCTCCTTTTCCTCACGGCCATATAGATCGCATCGGCCAACCCTTTACCAATCCCGTCCACCTCTTGTAACTTCTCCCTGCTGGCCAGTATCATCTCGCTGATTGTGTCGAAGTGCTGCGCTAGGTTACCGGCTTTCTTCCAGCCCACACCAGGGAACCGGCTGGCTATGTATTGCATAAGATCAGGCTCTTGCCTAAACGTATCGGTGATGGATTCCCCAGTACAGAACTTATGTAAGCTGTGGTGCTCCTCGTTAGGCTTCTGGCTATGCTTCCACAAGTTCCTAAGTGCCCTTGCCGACTCTTCCTTGGTCCTGGTCCGTATCAGCTTGACCCCGGCCACCCGCTGGATAGTCCACAGGAACCCTTCCAACTGGTCAAACGTATACGGCCGTACTGTCTTACCAGTCCTGGTCTTGAATCCGAAGTCAACCCACCCTTGTTTCCGCCTGACGTAATCCCATCCCCAGTGCTGTATCTTGCCGTCCTCATCGCTCCTGTAGATGGCTTCAAACAGTAGGTAAGTCTCAGCCTTGTATAGCTTCAACATCCCAGGCAACTGAAGGTCAGCATACCGGGCATCAGTCATGCACGTTATCAGGTCACTCAGGGTCTTACGTTCCACGCCCAACATACAGGCCCCACTACGGCCGTAGCCTTCCCAGGCGAAGTCCCCAAACGCCAAGGTATCCAGGTGGGTGGGTACCCCTAACTTGGCCAACTCGGGTTCTAGTTCCTTAGATCCGGTGCGGTAGTCTACAATAATCATCAATGCTCCCAAGATGTTTACTTAGTAAATTCTTTGAATCTAATCAAGTAGGGCAATAACGGATACTCTCCCAATTCCGGTACTTTTGGAATCCGGCTGTCATAGGATCGCACCCTAACCACCAGTACGTCCCTGTTGAAGTCATGCTTTACCTCACAGATGGTAAGGTCAGTGGGCATGGGTGACCCATCGGCCATAACCAAGTGACAGAATCCTAATAGTATTTGCAGTAATCCCGTATAGGGGATCATAATAATACATCCACGCTTCATATATCCTCCCGTACCCACTCTGGCGCGTCCGCAATCAATTGGTTTAACTTACGTCTAGTCATAAACCGTCCAGTATCCGGGTCTATCGGCTGAGTATCAGAACTAGTCCCATCGTGCAACTCAGCCTGTATCATCAGTAGGTTATTCGGACAGTTGTGTACCCCGCAGAAGTCCACATGATGAACGTGGAAGCCGGGGGGTATACCCGGCCCATAAAAACTCCACTCCCTTGTTAGTAAGTCAACTATCATTCGGTGCTCTACCCAATCCCTATAAGGACCTCTCCTTTTGACTCTCTTGTATCCGTTAGTTAGTGTGAATCCTACCCCACTACCCTTTCTTGCCACCGTCCGTCCTTTTAGACCAGCCGAATCCAGGTACGATACCCTTCAGTACCCACAAATGGCGCATGTTGGCAACGTTAACTATGTCGCTGGTGGGTGGGTACACCTCCACGGCCCATTGCTCCTGATACCCCAATTGATCCTTGATCCCCTGTAACTCATCCCAGGAAACCTTATCCGGGAAGTCACCGGCCGCGTTAATTTCCGTTCGGCATATACTCAACCGTGTAACTTGTACGTTCTCCACATACACCTGGACCATGAACCGGTTGTTACGCCAGCACGAATCCGGTACACGTACACCCTTGGGCCAGTCGTCATCTGACATAAGCTCAAACTCATCCCCCAGACTGGCGTTGTACAGCCTAACGTTAGCCCGCCCGCGTCTGGTGTTCAACCTTGGCAATTTCATAACCATTCCTCTATTCTGGTGTTCGGGTACACCAAACAGCCCAGACTTGGAAATGTCGCATCCTCACCCCAGAACTCCATACCTGTAAGCTCGGGGTTAGCCGTACAGTTAAGGACCGTGAAGCCAAACTCCATGCCGCCGATTGCATTACCCTTGGAATCGGTCACCGGCCTACTGTGGTGACGTATGTTGACCCGGAAGATGTGTTGAGTGTGTTGGAACCCTTCCCGCTCATACGCTCCCGTCCAAGCCCTTCTACTCTTCACCTCTCCCTTACTGACATACTCTGTGTCGGCCCACACCTGACCCAACCTATGACTACAAATGAAGTGGATACCGTGGTTTTGTGGAACCATGAGTAAGTTAGTCATGTACGCGTTGACGACATCGTAACTGGATTGAGCCACACCCTTGACCGCTCCTTGTTCAGCGATCCTGAGTATTCGCCAGACGGCATCCCCCGTGTCCATAGCCAGCGTGCGAATGGCCCCAGACTTACATAGGTTATTGACTCCTGTGTATATCTGTCCCCAGGCTTCCTCACACATCGGCCTCAACGCTTCAATATTCCGGGTAGAGGGTAGCTTGACGTCCAAGAAGAATAGATCCTTTCGTTTCTTCTCGACAATCATTTTTTCTTCTACATCGTCCGTCCCCATGTCAATGTTGATATGACCAACAGGACCAGGGGTATCCCGCAGCATGAAGTCTGTCTTACCCGAACGTGGTAGGCCCTCGCTACCAATCCACAGCCTACGTTGTCCCGCTTCCCGTACCCGCCCCGGCCGGAAGCCGCTTTCTTCGATGAGTGATAACTGTTGTGGTGTCATGACTAATTAAGTGTTGGGTCCTTCGGTGGTGTTACTTCGTCTACAACTCTGGCTTCAGTTGTTATCAACTGTAGTACCGTTTCAATGGCCGGAAACGCTGGAGAATCTTTAGCCACTATATAAATACGTATCTTCCTGACGCTCGATGCCGCATCCATACTGGCGTAATCCGAATCATTGTTTGATACCAAACCAATAGCCTGTACGATTCTGATTAGTAGTTGCTTCATTACCTGCTACTTTCCTTTCTTAATCTACGTCATCAATGAGGTATTGATCCTCATCTACTCCCAAGTGCCTGTTGTTGACCAACATATCCCAGTTTTCATCAATCTCAAATTGAGAAAATTCAAACTCGAATATGCAATATAGTGGCTTCTTAGTCTCCCAATCCTTTCCCCAACTCCCCCGCATGAACAGAACGTGAAGGGTACACCAACGGGTTTCAAGCGATTTGCAATAACCCATCATTTGACTTCTCCACATCCAGAATCTCTTATCCAGAAATCCCAGACTAGGGTCAGCCAGTATCTTACGTGCTGACTTGTGGGTTGTCTTAGCTTCAACCAGGGTTACACCCCCGAAGTCTTTAGGCGGCTTACGTGCCCAAACCTTGGTGTACTCCCCGGCCGTAGTATCCTTGATCCCGTCGTATGACTGTTTGATCCCGTCTAACTCCACTTCCGGAGGATGGTACAGGACCTCCGGGTGGTACTTACGAAAGACGTAATCCTCAAACGCTAGACCTATTAGGACAAGTAACTTGTCCATGATGTCTTCACCCGCGTACTTGGTATCAAGGAACCCAGAACGTAGGGCTATACTCCGAATGACTGACGACTGGTGTATACCTCCTGAACGTCTCGGGTCACGGGTCAACTCTAACTCATACGGTATTTGGATTACGTTCATGGACCGGCTTCCGTTTACTTAGTAAATTTCCAATAGAAAAGGGGCCATGTTTCGGCCCCCTCTCTTCCCCGTACTGCGTCCGCTTCAGCCCCGGTTAGGACTTACCTTTGACGGCGTTAGGGCCGTCGATTCTCCAGCCGACGTTGTTGAGCAGTGCGCCCAACTTGTTCAGGTCCTTAACAGCCGCGATAACCGCCGTTTTTACCGAATCGTTCTGGTCGGCCACCGCTTTAGTTACGGCGCCCCGAATCAAGGCCAGCATAACGGAATCCTGGTCCTTACCCTTGGCCGTCATGATCTCATCAATCAAGTTAACGGCTAGGTCGTCGGCATCATCGGACCCTCCAGAGTCACCGCCATCAGACCCGCTGTCCGCTGCATGATCCACCGCTCTACCATTTGTCTTGCCACCAGCCGCCGCAGTGGTTGTGCGCTCGACTGCCTTGCCCGCCTTGATTTTCTTGTCATCGGCTAGGGTGCTGTGTTCGATGTCTTCCGGAACTACTACAGTCTGCTTGTCCATACGGCGACGTGCGGCCGTAGCCTTGGCATCCTCCGCACCGGCAAGTTTGGTGTTGGTTGTCTCCTCGGGAAGGTCAGGTGCATACGGGTCTTCCCGTAGTTTGACCACCGCGCCGTTGAGCCCGTACACGCCGTACTTGCACAACCGGTCAATATCGTAGCCGCAATTGAGGAGATTGGTAATGAAGATTGAAGCCTTGGACTCTTTCCAAAGCCCTTTTTTAGACGAACGCGGGTGCAAAATGACGAACGAACCGACGTTGGTTTTGGATACCGTTTCGTCATCCTCGGAGGGAACAAAGTTGACAGCTTCACCGGCCGAAAGCCATTGATCCCTTACGATCTGTTGGCCTTTGTCGTCCTTCGACTTGGTTTTGCCGTCGTCATCCAACTGCGTCATGTTCAGGTGCAGACAAGTGTTTTCCTTGGACCCAGGAAACGGCTTCCCGTCTTTGTCTTTCGCCTGATGAACAGCGTATTCGACCAAGTTCAAGAGGTAATACCCTGGTCGAAAACTGAAACCGCCCCCGGTCATATTATCCGGGTGCATTAAATTCTGCTTTGCCATTACTTTCCTTTCTTCTGTGCTTTCTGGTTGTTACTGTAACTACCGACTTGTCAAGCCTACTACAAATGACTGCTAATTGTCAACTACTAAAGATCGGGCATTCAGGAACTTTCTCCCAAAAGTCCTTATTTAACCCGCAGTAATCACAACACGTACTGGCTGGCATATCGCTAACGTGGGTGGTTGGTGGTTTGACCGGCTTAGGCTCAGTGATCTTACCAGTCTTAACTACTTGCGAAACGTGTACCGGCTTTGTCACTCTTACTTACCTCCTCAATCTTGACTTTATACTCCACTTGTTTCTCATCACATGCTACAACCACACCGGAAAAGTCATAACCGTCGATGTGAAACTGCACCTCACAGCCCACAGCATCCAAGTCGATGATTCCATCCCCAGGGCTGAACGGTACCACACGTCCTTTGTACGTTTGGAAATCAATATAACTCATTGCACGACCCTCGTAATTGGTTTAGGTAAGAAACTCATGGATTGATAACGATTGTGAAAGTCAGGAGTTGCAAGGTAGGAGTATCGACGCCAGAACCAAGACATGTTTTCATCCATGATGATCGTCTCGCACCTATCGGAGTGTTGACGTCTAGGTCTACCAGCCGCTTGGTCCATCAGTTGCATGGTGTGATGGGCCGTGTACTCCCTATCAACACACTCGCGGGCTACTACGATAGGGTGGGAACGATCTGGGAAGGGTACCTTGGGTATAACCATGTACTCAGCTTCAGCGCCAGGGAAGTTATAACCAGTCGCCACCGACGGACTAATAAACGCATACGGTGCTGGCATCTTCTTGAACCGTTCTACGGCCGCGTCGATGTTGTCACCCTCCCGGTTGAACATCATCGTGCGCTGGAACTTAGACCGCTCCCGAATCATGTTAGTAAGTCGGTAGCTGTTACAGAAGATTAGGCCCTTGCGATCCTGCCTGACCCGTAGGAAGTTATCAATCCCCCGCACCATCTCGACATAGTCTTGCTCCTCAGATCCTTGTTTAATGTTGGCGATGGGTACATGGTACACAGGGGAGTTATCGGTGGGGAATGGAGAGGCATACTGGAAGAACTCCATTTCACTACCTTTCACGCCGCACATCCACATTGACTTAGGCCGGATACTGGCAGATAGGAAGGTGACCTTTGGTACCCCTTTGTACAACACCCGTTCGGCATAGGGTGCAATACGTATGGGGTCCAGGATGTAACCCTCATCGGTACCCTCAACCGTCCAGGAGTCCGGCCGCATCAACATCAAAGTGGCCAGTTTCTTGGAGAGGTTACTGTAGTGGTGGACGTTCTCAACCCACGACGTAGGAGGGTTTGGTGTGCGGCTTACCTTGGTCTCCCACTCTCTTAGTATTGAGTCACACGATGGCTTATGACGTCCAGCCCAGGCTTTCCACTCACTAAGGTCATTGTTGATAGTGGGCCAGCCCGACTTCAACATCAACTTAACTTCATGCTTACTCAACCTAACCTGCATGGCGTCTGCAATCGCCCCGTAGACTTCATGACCCTCATCCAATATCAACCGGTCTATCTGGCCAATCCCTACACCATACTGCTGTGCGGCAATTAAGTAAGCGTAGTTGGTGATGACTAAGTTACTACTCAACGCGGTAAAGTAGGCTGACGAACTAGCACAACCGGGAGTACCCACAAACATACACCGGCCGTGACTGCCTTTCTCACAAGTCCAGTCATCCAACCCACCGTCACATTGGTAGTTGGCTTTACCCATGATGTTGACTAAGCCACTTTGGGCGAAGTCCCTCATGTACTGGTGTTGAAGTCCTTTAGTCCGGGTTGCTATTACTACCCGTTCCTTGGTGAGTCTTTGAAGGGCCACCGCGAACAATGACTTACCTATCCCGGTGGGTGCTGCTACTCCTTGGAATCTCTTCTCGCTATTGGCTACATCCAGTAGCATTGATTCCTGACTGTCTCGCCATTCTGTAAACTGTCTTGGTAAACCTAATTCCAGTGGTGATGGAATCTTGTTATACATCACTTTCCTTTCGCGCTACGATTCTCTGTGTTCTCCAAGGTGTATTATTCGTACCGGCTGGTGTTTCCACCGCTCTTTCCACACTATACATCTGGCGATTCATCCGGTTTATTAAAGTCTTTGCCGGAATGCCACTCAATTTAGCCAGCCCGTCTATCGTATAGTACTTCCCTTGGTACTTGTAATAGTGTTGGCGTGAAATCATCCTAACCCCATATACATGAATTACATACGGGGGTATTGTAACATACACTTAACAGGGGTGTCAAATGGCTTATAGGAGAGGTTAAAGGAGGGGAAAGTTTACTAAGTAAATTACCGTAATTAGTCTTCGTATAGCAGGGAATACAACTTAGTCATACTGATTTTCGTCCGGTCTGACAACCTACGAAACAGTACGACACTCGGCACACGGGTACCATTGAGTACCCTCCAGAGGTGGGACTTATCGACTCCGATATCACCAGCTAGTCTGGTCAAGCCGGTAGCATCCGGCCGTCCGAACAACGCCCTACATACCGCAACAGGTATACTGATTGGTTTCCCTGTACCCTTACGCTTTTTAACGGCCACCATGTCTCAACTAGTATAGACACATGATGGCTAATTGTCAATTGGAGGTCTTACGTTGACGGCCCTCTGTCAGGTCCCTAAGACGTTGTAGCTCCAGCAGTAACCTAGAGTTATCTTCGCTATAACGTTTCAGTTCCGCCCGCACAGCGATCAATTCATTATCACAAAGAGCACTCTTCACCCGTATATCGAATAGCTCAGACTGCTTAGTCTGAAGTCTTTCTTCCAGTTCTTTGATCTCAATCTCTTGTATCTCGTACTTCTTTTGCATCCATGCATTGATCCCCCCGGACTCTTCATGAAGTAACTTATCCAGGTTCATCCTACGGTCCATGTACTTCCCATAGATGAATGCAATCAACTTCAAGCCACCGTAACTACCCAAGGCTGTCCCCAGTAACTTCCACGCCTCACTAGGCAGAATGGGGGAGGTAGGAACGGGGAGGTTTTCCATTACGTGCTTGAGTTTCCATAATTCTGTGCTGATATACGTATATACAGCCAGAAAAGAAAGTAATGACTGGTGCTACTCCGGAAGTCATCGGAAATCCTTGGAAATTTCCCCATGCCTTAATAGTTACCACAAACCAAAGCACAGTGATAACCCCGGCCGCGTGTTGGATCTTGGATCGTTCATTGAAATAGCTACCCCAAGCCATCCAACCGCCGCACAGCCACCACGTACCAGACCACAGCCATGCTGGAGCTAAAAACTCAAACAGCAATCTATCGGAATGACCCCACAACGCAGTGAAGTATGAAACGATTCCCATCGACATACACAGACTCACAACCAACCATTCCAGGTAGTGAGTATCACGACCACGGTAAGGCATTCTACTCCTTTCACTTGGGCTTGTGATCCTCCAGTTCGGCCACCGCTTCAATCTTCTTTTCCTGGAGTTTCTGTTCTGACCCCCGGCTGTCTCGGGCAACCAGGAAGGCCCGCCAGATTGATCCCCCCGACATTAGACCGGTGAGGAATGACAACCATTGTACATAGTAATTCTCCTTGTTGATAAGGCCAGCCGGAGCCTCATGGAGAATGATGGATATGACCGTGAAAACCCCCGCGATCGTACCCCAAAACGACGTATAACTGATCCTGTTAAACAAGTTACAATTCCCCCTAAGTTATAGTAACACAAAGGAAAACCCCGGTAGGTGACCGGGGTTCATCGCTAATTTACTTAGTAAACGCCACCGTCAGGTTAGACCTTTGTAAGTTCCCTTGCTCGGGGGGTCCGTGGCGACCTCCGTAGCTCAGACGCCTGTAACCCCTCGGTAGGTGTCGGCGTTGGCCCCTGGTCTTCTGCTGCGATCTCAGCGGGGGTCCTGTACTCAACCACTTCCACCCCTTCGATGTCCGGGTCAGTGGTCCATCCGTTCATCAGGTCGTTAAAGAACTTCATGGCTTCGGCTTCGAGCTTGGCCCGGTTCTTAACGATTACCTGATTGGGACGGGTAGGGTCAGAAATCGTGTATTCATCAATCTGGCCCACGTCCATCTTCTCTTGCTCCCGCTTGTTGAATGCGAGGGCGCCATTGTAGTCAGCCGCCAACCTTTGATTTTCCCGCTCCATCTCGGCGACAAGATCATCAATGATCGACTTCACTGCACGCTGGATATTCATTTACTCTTCTCCTTTTGTGTCCGGTTCGGGGACTGGTTCAGCGACATCCGGTATGCCGCTAGTCCGTCGTGCTGCCAGTAATGCAACGGTACCGTAGACAAACATACCGTTGGCGTCCTGCGTATTAAAGGCTTCCCACCACTTGATTAATGAGTTATAAAAAGCACTCGGGTCTACGGTTTTAGATAATACCGATAATTCATCCCAATTACTCACTTCAGCTTTCCCCACCAAGGTTATTACTTTATCCTCTGCGGATTTACTTCTGCGGCGACCGACGACTATTGAGATTGCTTCCTTAATAGTGGCCTCATCCTCCTTGACAAAGAAGTCCTTACCCTCCTGCGGTAGGATGTCAAACATCTGGTCTACCTTGGCTATGACTGCTTCACTCACCGGCACATTCTCTCCTTATGTAGCCTTCAAGAATCCGCTGGCATCACGGGTTACTTCTCTGATCGCACCGTCTACCCACAACCATACCTTGTCATCGCCCATCGCAAACATGGTGCGGCCAGCATTCAGGTTGAAGAAGTTGTACCGCCCCACTCCAAACGTGCCGACATTGAGCCCTTGCTTGAACCCACGTACAGCGTCCGTTATGCGGATACCGGTGTCAGCATTGGTACCAGGAGTGTTGATATAGATCTCAGCCAGCGTAGTTGGACGTAGTATGTAGAGTGCGTAGCCGGGAGGTGGTGTACCACCCAAGCCTAAGTTACCGGTGTCGCCTTTCAGGTGGGCCACTAAGCTGGCACTAGAGTAAAACTCAAAGTCACCCTGGTTACTCGGGTAGGTAGACCCGATCATCCGGATACTGGCCCCACCAGCACCTATCCCAGTCCCCGCACACAAAGCAAGTAAGCCACTGCTGTTGGCATTCTTGATTATCATCTGGTTGACTGAGGACGTAATAGATCCAGCCAAACCCAGGTTGCCAAGTCCGTTCAGGCTCCTACCACCGGCCGCTACATCACCCCTCCACTGATAAAACTGAGTAAGTATCTGCTCTAACTGGTCTATCTTGATTACGTAGTTACCGTCTGCGTTGACCGGTACCTCGGGGAGTGTTAACCAGCTAGGGGTAGGCATCGTGTCTCCTGTTTACTTAGTAAATTATGCTGCCTCTACACTGGCGAACGGGTCATCCAATGATGGTATCTCCGGTACGGCCACGGGTCCTGGTGCTGGCTTCTCATCAACCGTGTGCAGGTTCAAGGCCCAGTTGTTGTCAGCGTCCTTGACCAACTCGTAATTGACATACTTCTCCGGGTCCAACCCAAACGATTTTACAATCGCATCGGTATGACGTTTGTCCTCACCAATGAGTACCTGAACGGTCATCGGTAGGGTTATGGTAATCATGCTCTGGGTATGCTTAATCTGCTGCATGCGATCATGGATCGCATCCCCGTGGGCTGTAGGTATCGTGATTCTTTCAGTCGCCATTTGACTATTATCTCCTATTCAGAACAGAGTTACTATACCACCGGCTACTTGCATATTGAAGGACCCACCACCTACTAACATAATGTTCCTGGTGGTTGGTCCGGTGTGTCCCAACACTCCACCTACTTGGTACTGATTGGCTACTACCAACCCGTTGAGTGCATCCATACGAATGGTGATAATCCCCGACGCATACAGAACCAATTCCCCGCACGTTGGATTAAACGGGTGACGGTTCAGAGAGGCTACCTTCTGAGGTGTGCCCACCACGTTGTTGTTATAGACAACTATTCCACGACTTACTACGTTGGTTGTGGCTCCTGAGTTGTCGGTGGCTTTGAGTGCCAATACAGCATAGGTAGGGTCAAAGTAAGCCGGGGATATCTCCACCGCACTGGTAGACCCAAGTGCAACCACACTGAAGTTAGCGTTGGTGATTCTAAGTCCAAGGTTGTCACACTCCATCAATGGACTGGCGAAGTTAGGACCTACCCGGAGGTTGAGAAAGTAACCACCCTGCCACCCCAGGTAACTACCTATCAGGGCTACCATTGAGCCTGAACCGTCGTTGATCTTAACTAATGGTGGACGGTCAGTAGAAGCCCCTCCGGCTCCCGGAGTTGGACCTACCAGCAACTCATTGGTGGCCATCTCAATACTACGCACGGCCCCCGCTGCAATCTTCCCGGCCGTAATCGCACTCGCCGCAACAAAGGTAGCTGTGACGGAGTTGAACTCCATATCACCAATCCCGGCAATCTTCTTATACCGGTTGAGGGAAGCCACCCAACGATAGCCAGTGTCGTTAGTAGTGTTGTGTACCTGGACAACGCCTATTGAAGTCTTGGTGAATGAAGCTGGAAGTACCTTGTAATCCACACCCCCGACATTGATAGTCTCTTCAATGGCCCCTACTAACTTGACCGGTTCGATACCCGCCGCGAAGTCAGATACGTTGAGGTCTGGAAGTGCGGCGTTAGTTATGGTTCCACCTTGGGCCGTGATGAATAATGGTCCTACTCTAGGGCTAGTAGCTATCGGTGCTTCTTTGTTATAGACGTCCACCGTGACGGCAAACAAGTACATCCCGGACGCTACTACCACCGGCCACTTATCAGTGATGAAACTTTGCTTAGTCTCTATCCCCGTCAACGCCTTGGCTTCCGGTGCGGCCCCGAACCCTCCACCGGCCGCATTACCTATATAAATCTTGACCCCCGCATACCCAGGGTATTGCTCTGTGTTGGGCTTTAACCACGTACCGGTGTAGCCGTAGACATTGTTACCAAACTCATCCTTGGCATACACCACCGACGCCAGAAACGCACTTACCGGAGGTTGGGTAGTCGGTGGTGGTTGAAGAGTGAATACTTCAGTTTGAGGAGTTACACCCGGTTCATACTCATTGATATTGAGTCCCTTATCAACTGACAGACAATAGAAGAATACCCCAGGCTCAGGAGCACTAGGCGTGTTCTCTATGACGCAATCCTCACCGTTGTCTACCTCTACCCCGGTTAGCTTGTAGTGGTTCGTATCCGCTCGAACCATGAATACTACACCACCACCGAAGTTAATGTTAGTAACCGGGTCATCCCACCTAGCAGGGGCCACTAAGTCATATGACCCATCACCTTTTTGACGATAGAAGGGATTCTGTATCCGGAAGTTCCGGACTAGTGGCGCGTGCTCACCACCAGGGGGTCCTAGTGGTTGCTCGATATGAAGAATTACATGCTTGGTTACGCCGTAGACAATCGTATTCCTTGGGTTCTTTACAGCGTTAGACCAGGGTACCAAATACAGGATTATGTCCCCAGTCTCCCCCAACGTATACGGCCCAATTTGTATACTAAGTAAATTCGCACTAATCCCAGATACAGCTTCAGCCCGCCGCCCACTGGTGTACTCGAATACTAAGTCATACCCTCCCAAAGCGGCCGCTTTCGGGTCATACGGGTTGTTGGTCCATCCCAGTGTGGCTTCCCAAACTGGCGCACCCCCCTGAATATTGCTGTATGTGACCGGCTGACCAGCCGCATTGTTGATAACAAAAAACGTCTCGGCATTTGGTGCGTACTCGTTACCTTCCGGGTCCGGAGACTTAGGAGTAACCTCGTACCTCACACTAGGAGAATCTTCGATCCTGTTGTGTATCTCCTTACTCGCACTCACTACCTTAGTACGCCAAAACTGGGTTGCCGTGGGTGCTGGATAGTCGAACCTTACAAACTTCAAGTCAGAGTTGTACTCAAACTCGGCTACCTGGACGAATCCATTGTTCTCAGTAACGACAACTGTGTCGGCATCATCCGAGACAACTATACCTACATCCCCGTCATCCTCGCCCACCAGGGCCGGTGGTGCATCGGCATTATCCGGAGCTTGGTTATACACTATCAACCGGTCAACATCACCACTGACACCAGCGGCAAACGTGACGGGGATAGTTACTTCAGCTAATAGGCGTGTGCCATCCTCTGGTGCGAACTTCTTGATAACCTTGGCCACACCAAGTACCGCGTGCGGCAACGGTGACAGACCACTCCCGTCTGTCTCTCCGGGCAACTGCACCACTGATGAACTCGACGCCTGACCGGTGAGTCCCCTGAAGTAGTCAACTACATCCTGACTCAATGAGTACTTGGTCAAAGTCAACTCGTACAGTAGCCATCCCCCAGGCTCCATACTATTGGCCGGGTCCCCACACCCTGTTATGGTTGCGGATACAGTCTCTATCAGTAGGTCAACATCACCTCCAGAGTTAGGTGCAGTCGTGTTGAGGGTAACTATACCTCCAGGCTGTAACTTGTCAGCATTACCGATGTAACCCCGTGCCGACAACTTATACTGTTTGGGTAAGTAACCAAGTGGCGCACCATTGGCGTGGGGACAGTGGGCCTTCAGCAGACTGAGTGCTTTAGTCTCTCCAGCTTCGGCCGTGGCAATGGTTGAGTCCTCAAACATCAACTCATACACCCCAGACGCACCAATAAACTCATAGTCTTCAATCGACTGACGTTGAGCTATTTCGGCCGTGTCTTCTACCTCAATGATATTGCCGCCGATAGGGTGGTAGATGATCTTAAGTTCCTGACCGGCTCCAATGGGCGGGTCGTCTGGATTCTGGTACAGGGTTGACCCGCCGTACTCAAATGTCCAGTCGGCCGTAGCGATCTCACTACGTAAGCCGAATGTGTTGGGTACACCATCTAACTCAACACTTAGTACTTGTTCGATAGCTATGGGTTGGCTTGACTCATCCTCAAAGTCAAACTCCTGTGCCGTACCGTCACCCGTTGCTGTATCCTCAATCGGCGAAAACGCATCGAACGAGATAGACAGCTTGATCCGGTTTGCGTAGTCCGCTCTGTTCTCTGTGATTACCGGGTCATGGAAGTTATTGTTAGATGCATTGAATACGATGTCAGTCTCTACGCCAGTAAGTGGGCCGAAGTGAAGGAATATCTCAGGATCAACATAAGTAACATACCCACTAAGGTCTTGTAACTTCAACAGTGCTTCCCACACTGTCAGACCTACGAATGTGATGGTACCTATCTGTTCAGCACTCGCACCAGGACTAATAAACCCTTCACCGGTGGTAAGGATTCCTTCATTCACTGAGTTAACAAGGTCTGTTACAATGGCACCGGCATTCATACCGAAGTAGACTTTAGGCCCGCAGTAGCGCTTAGTTAGACGGGACTCCCACGACACAACCGTAACGTCCTGCCAAGTCCAGTTGTACTGTGGTGATATACGAGTGTGGACTACCTCATCGTTAGTCCCTCCGAATACAGCTACACCGTGACTATCGTAGGCTTTGAACTGCTGACCGGGAACGGCCGCTAACTCAGTACTCCGGATGCGGTAGACAGCACGTCCGGGTTCCCTCATATTACGCGAGAAGGAGAATGAACCTTCTGCTATTGAATGTGCTGCACCATCAATCAGGAACCCTACGGCCACTAAGCCCTCCTACCCCGCACGCCACTAGTCTTCAGTAGTTTAGCCAATTCGTTACCCATTGCGCGAACGTTGGCACCGGCCGCGACTGGCATGTCATTAAGATAGAAGTTGTAAGTGTCGCCACCTCCACCACCTCCACCTATCTTGTCGTATATCTGGTTGAGTCTTTGACCCACCACGTCAATACCCTTCATGGTAAAAAACGTGTACTCACTGATCCGGAAGGTTTGGCCAAGGATTCCACCGTCAGCCCGTGAGCCAAGGAATAAGGATGCTTGGGCCGTGTTACGTTCGATCTGGTTGCTAGTTCCCTCCACCCTAAACGTGCCAATTGCGCTGAATATTCCCGCTACAGCACTCGTCAGGTTGGCGGCTAGGTTCAACCCCCCGACAAGCCCGCCCAATCCACTAGCGGCCCCAGGACTGCCAGCACCGGTAGGTATAGAGCCGGGGGGTTTGGGCAATTCACCCCCAGGAATCGGGATAGTCGGCAACTGGCTAACTCCTGGTACCTGACTGACTCCGGGAATCTTGGGGATACCAGCCGTGTTGCCGAAAATTCCAGCTAGACCTTTCCCAATGATAGGAATCTTTTGTATGATTCCGTCCATGCTGTTAATGAGGTTTTTGAGGTGGGTACCCACGAAACCCGCAATGGCTTTCGCGCCTTCTTCGACAAACACCCGGAGTACGCTATTACGAGTCTCGATCAACAATTGATTAAACTTACTTATTTTCTTCTCACCCTCGTCAAAATTCCTAAACGAGTCACCGGCTTGCTTCAGAACGTTGACCAGTCTACCGGCTTCAAGTGTGCCGTCACGTATACCACGGGCTATTTCCGGCCCGACTGACCCAAACGCTCTCAGCGCAATACGGTTAGCATCAGCGGCCGACGCTGCATTCTTAATCTGGCTAATGATCTGTTGCAGACCTTCAATAGGCTGACTGAACCCTTGCTCACTCAAACGTTTCAGTGCGTCCTGAAACGGCTGGATTAACTTATCAGTGGACTGACTCCCACCAGTAGGTAGGAATATCTCAATCGCCCGTTTGCCGAAGTCGTTGAGTACAGAACTAACCTGACGACTAACACCCCTCCACGCACGTTCAAGCCGGTTGGCCCCGTCCAACTGTCTTACTAGTTGTTGGTAATGTTGCTCCTGTTGGACTGTTAACTGTACGCCTTCCTGTTTCGCGGCCCGGTAGAAATTGACGTATCCACGGGCTAGGTTCCGGGTCGCACCCTCTTGCGTACCTAGTTGGGTGGTTAGCCTAGCAAGGGCTTCCTCCATCGCCCCAAGGTCAGCACCAGACGTGATACCCAGAGTCTTAAAGTCATCACCTTGTTGTGACGCCGCACCGAATCCACCTTTGGACCCACCACCGAAGAATATGTCAAAGGTCTTCTTGGCTTCAGCCGAACTAATCAGCTTCATTTCGGCATTCATCATGGCCAACTTCTTGGCACCGTCGAACGCCGCTAAAGCTATCTGGCCCTCCGCTAACGCATACTCACGTAGGGTATTGATACCAGTACCTGTAGTCTCTGCTGCGGCCGTAGCCGAAGCTGCTAGACCTCCCCGTACCGCCTCAGACGCCAGAAACGCTGACTTCTCAATCTCCTGGTTACTACTGATAATGGCCGCATTGTTTCCAGCCCCTAACTTATTCAGTAAGGCTATGTAGTAACGTAGACTGATCGCACCATCATCATACGCCTTGGTTAATTCCTCGGTGATACCAGTGATGGCACTCTGTTTCTGGAGGGGTTCCAGAGATTTACTAAGTAAATTATATGCCGCCCCTACTTCCTTGACCTTCTTGGTGTGGTCCTCAATTCCCAGGGTGGTGAATGCCTTCTCCCACACCTCCGCAGCTTTCTTTGCTGCCTTCTCCGCTTCCTCTGGGTTGATTACCTTGGGTGGCTTTATACTAATGCCGATAGACTTGACGGCACTCTCACCCATGGACTGGTCCCACTTGCGACCACCCAACACACCTACATCCGAGAACTCACTACGTACTGCGTCCTTCTGTCCTGCCTTCCACTTCTCAAACTTATTGAAGGTCTCATCCAATCCCTGGTTAACCTGGAATAGTTTGACCCCAACAAACGCGATAGCTCCAGCCATCGCAACCCACGGTAGGGCTACCAGGGCCACACTCAACCCTCTAGCTGCCAATCCCGCCGCAGTCATCGACGTACCAAAGATGGTCATCGGCTGTTGAGCTAACTTGGCGGCTTCACTGATACCAAGGATGGCTAGACCTACTTGCCCTGACACTGACAGAATGGGTCCCACAGATGCGGCTAGACCGGCCACACTGGCCCCGAATACCTTAACCGCCAACGGTGCTTCTTTAGTCGCCGCTATCAGGTCACGAAACGCCTTGACCCCGGTAGCTGCCATCCCCAGTAAACCTTCAGACACCGGCCGGATAGCCTCTCCCAAGTCGGCCATGGCAAAACGCCACTGTTCCTGGACCTGTTGAAGCTGACCGGGAAGGGTCTGGACACGGGCTAGTGCTTCTCCACCAAACCTTTGATCCAAGCCGGTGATGATAGCCGATAATGCAGTATTTGCGTCAATGGCCTTGTCTTTGACGTCCTTCAATACTTGAGGTGCGGTCTTACCAAGTTGGTTGGCGATAATGTCAACCACATTGATATTGGCATTGGCAAACTGACGTATCTCCTGACCGGCAAGGAACCCTTGGTTTTTGACGTCACTGAGGGCCTTGACGATTCTCAACAGAGACTCTTCACCACCACCTGTAGCTGAGACGGTATCGGTAAGTATGCGTAGTATCCGGGTGGCTGTAGCTCCATCAGTCCGGAGGTTAGTCATTACCCTCCGTACACCTTCAAGAGTTTGGGCGAAGTTCAACGGGGACTGTAGGGACAGTTCCTTGACTTGGTTAAGTACACTAGCCGCTTCTTTACTACTCCCAGTCAACCGGGTAAGAGAAGTTTGGGCTACCTCGATCTCACCGGCCGCTTGAAATGAAGCCACGCCAAGGGCCACGATTGGACCCGTGACGGCCGCTGTCAGGATCAACCCAGTACTACGGGCATCATAGGCCAGTGACCGGTAGGCAGTCCTAGCCTTATTCAATCCTTCTATGTGCTTCTCAGTAGCTTCCTGGTTGGATGGTAGGGCCGGGGGCTTTACATTGTTAACATAGTTATCCAACGCCCGTGTTTGTTCTGCGAACTTCTTTTGACTCTCGGTGAATGACCGTAGGCTTATCTCACCGGCATCATACGCACGTACTATAGTGTTGAAGGCTTGGGTCTGACGCTGAAATGACGTCTCGATGTCATTGACCCCTAGTGTACGTAGGGCCTTACCCAGGTCATTAGTCTTAACTGCTGTGTCACTGATGCCAACCGCGAAACGGCCAGCTTCGGTAGACATCAACTGCAAAGCACCAGCAACACCCAGACCAGAGTCCCGGAGTTGTGAGAATATCTGGGTACCCTGGTCTTTGACTAGCGCGTTGCTGACTCTTTGGGCGAACTTATCGGCACTTAGTGCCGCGTTCTCCATGTCCTTAACTGATTCACGTATACCCTGACGGAAATCTTCTCTATCCAGGGCTAATCGTGCGAATATTTCAGCGATGGGTGTACCAACTGCCATAACTAACCCTCCACAGAATCCATGAACTGTTGTTCAGACCGTTGGAACTCTTCCTCAGTGATCCAGCCTGTATCAGTCTTGATCCACCCCGGCCGCAACTTACGCAACAGGGTAGTCATATACTGCCTAGTCTCTACTACTTCAGGTTTCTGACCCTCCGGACAATTCTGTGCATTCCAGAGGGTATGGATTTGAGCCTGAATGGAAGCGGTAAAGGATTCTTGTAGTTCCATCTTGCTCCAGTAATCCTCCTCAAGTAGCTTGAACTGTGCTGGAGTCAAGCTGTAGAACCCGTCATGACTGAGACCCAAACGTGACCTTGCAAAGGTCCATACCTCACCTAAGTAGTCGCGGTCTGGGTCTTCGGGGAGTTTGGGTCCGGTGGTAAGTCTTCCTTCTTACGGGTTGGCGTAGACTTCAAGTACGCTTGAATGATTGCTGGCCCCGCTATTTCGATGAGCCAACTAAGATTGTGGCACCACTCAACCACTTCTTCCCGCTTGATATTGCGCTGGTCTTGCGGTACTTCATGTTCTTTACCCATCTGGGTTAAGCAAGCCCAGATAGAAATCTCCAGACCGTCTGGAGTCTCCAAAGCGGGATACAGGGTCGATATCAGAGGGTTGACGCCAGTCCATCTTGCAATGGCTTTGGCTACGTTGTAGTCATAGATCAGTTGGTACACCTCCTCACCTACGGGAAGGTGTACCACTGGATCGAAAATAGGGGAACTGACCGGTTGTTCCTTCATTTCTTCTCTCCTGAAATTTACTTAGTAAACGTCGCTTACCGCCGCCGCCGCGATGCTTCCGGCAGAGGTTCAGCCGGGGGAGGGGGAGGTGGAACGTCGGCAACGAGGTCGTCAAGCTCCTGTGATACTGCCTTGGCTTCCTCAATCTTGGTTGTCAACGGCGCAAACGCCGCATCAACCTGTGCCTGAAACTCGGCGCCCGCATCGGCTTTCGCCTTGTCGATTGCCGCTTGCAACTCTTCGGGAGTGATCTGGACATCGCCCAGTTCGGACAATTTACCCTTGATCTCCGATAGAGCTTTCTGATTCTGCGCCTTCAACTCTTCAATCTGGAGAGTTGCGGCATTCACGCGTCCTGCTAAATCGCCCATGGCTTCACCAAATTCCTTTCTTAAATTAGTTACGGTGGTTAAAATGTTTTGGATATCCTTCCGAAAGATACCCTTTTCCTGGTCTACCCACTTAATAAATTCAAGATCTGTGGGGTCCATATTTTAATTGTACCTCGATATTATGATACTTCGTCCCAAACTGGCGCACCAGACGGAGCGAGTACCATGGTGTAGCGCAACTGCTCACCGACATTCGCGGTAATCTTGAACGACTCAATAACCGCGCTGAAGGTACATTCACGCTCACCGGTCGTACCGGGTAAGGTCGTCTCGAATACCACGGTGGCGCTGGCCAACTGTTGGGCACGTAGCCACTCATGCATGGGATTACCGACGATGTAGTTTCCCTCATACGTGATATTCTCGGTGTCCTTAAACCCCGCGATCTTCTCACGTACACCGGCCACAGAGTCATGGTTTGTCACGTCAATCGTCTCTGTCCGGATAGAGGGAGTCTCACCCCGGATCACTTCAGGGATGAGGGTCTGGGTAGTGTTCAACGCCTTGAACAACGTACCCTGTGCGGATATTGCTTGTGTGGCCATGTTAGCTCCTCTTTACCCTCTCAGCCGCCAACTGACGGGCTTTCTCAAACGGGTCAGAGGTAGCCAGCCGGTGGTAACCCTTGGACTCCACCAGTTCCCCTTCGTCCGTTTCCCGGACTGCACCCTCTTGGAAAGCCCAAGGATGGTTCTTTTTGTCCAGGTGCTCACCGAACTTTGCCGCGTCGATAGTAGCAAACTTACAACGCGTGCATTCATAGTTAGGGTGCATCCGGCCCCTGTGGTCCGGTCCCCACTCGGAGACAATGTAATCAGTCCCCTCTTTGTATTTGGCTTTGATAGGGCTTGCCATTATTCACTCTCCTCTGTGTACTCAAGTATCCAGTCCTGTTGTGCGAGGTACCATGACAACTTCTCATCGAACACATCGCGTCCTGTACCGGTGGGTAGACAAGACTGGATGTCCAATCCACCACCCATAATGCCGCTGAAATTGTTTAAGGAATTAAATACCTTTTTCCGGATATCGTCAGCTTGTGTAATTAAAGGGCTGACACCGGCTATCTGTACGCGAGAACGGTTAAGGCCCGCTCCCTCGTGGCTAACCCCAACGTAATTAATACTAATTAAGTTGAACACAAGAGCCGGTAAGTCAGACTCTTGCGGTATGGTCCCATAGTATATGTCTATACCGTTAAACCGGTCGTCTGCGGAAAGATGACCAGTGATGGACGCATAAAGGTTAGCCACGGGTAATAATCTCCCCTAACCCATCCTTCAATATCTCGGTAGCTTTACCGGTCCCAACTACCTCATCGTAAGCCGGTCGTAGATAGGGTTTAGGTGCCCGGTTGCCGGTACCGTACTCCACGGGTGCAGCGTGGTTAGCGGAGTAACCGAAGTCTACTTTCGACGTGTTACCCACCGTGTCAACTTCCACAAAGTCCGATGATTTAAGCTCACCGGTAAGCACTGGTACATTCGGCTGCGAAACAGCGATAACCTCATCCCCAATTTGTTTGAGTACGCCTTCAATGGCCGTTTCACTTACTGATCGTTCCAACCTTTCCAACGGGTCAGTGTTGAGGGACACATAACCACTAAACTTACTTCCTTTTGAACCTCCACCGAACTTTTCAGCCCTGACACGGGGGACTGGACCTCGTACACGACGGATAGCCATTACGATCTACGCTCCAGTCGAATACGGGTATAGGTCTTGTTACCGTCATGCTCAACGTTCTTAATGTCAAACTCCAGCCCATCGGTCACAAACCGGTCAGTTAGTTTTATCTCGGGAAGGTGCTTATTGAATGCAACCATCTCTTGAGCGATACCAAGGATAGTTATCTGACCATCATCTTCACCACTGACCGGCCGTTGAAGTATCAACGGGCTACGTCGGCAAGGAGCATTAACCAAGTCGGGGTCTTCAGAAGGTAGGTAACTGGTGATTACCTGTCCACTAGGTAAGTGAACCTTGGTAGCTACCATCACCGTACCAGTGGACGGAAACACCAATGGCGGTACGGCCGCAAGTACTTTCGCATTGGGCCAGTACGGATTCATTCAATACCCTTCTGCCACTGATGCCACATGTACTCAGCCCGTTGGTTGGCATTCACAATTACGGGGAATATCTCGAAGTCAGATTCACCTTCCTGGAGGGTCAAGGCATACGCCCCACGCATTTCTTTAGCACGATCCAAAAGTACTTTCGCCATGGATGGGCCGTCAGTAGTTAGGTCCATCAACTTGATTTTCTTCAGGATGTTGACGTGGTTGGTTGCCATCACCTCCAGGCAGGTTGCCGCAGCTAGGACGGTTACCCCTCCTTCTGCTGTAAGGATTGCTGAGACTTGCGTATCCGGTAGGAAGAATGCGGCCTCATCGGTATCCCCGGTTAAGGCCCGCACCTTGCCAATATCGGTGGTGAAGTCTACAGCCATGACTATCTCCTTGGTTTGGGCTTATCTACAGTCTGGTGAGTCCGGATAACCTGTGCCTCACGTTTACTTAGTAAATTACACACAGCCTGTAACGAACTTGCGATATCCAGGAGAATACCCTGGTTGGCTTCAAGCGTCTCAAGTATTTGCTCAAGACGCTTTTCAGTCAGAGTGTGTGGTGGCCCATGGACCGGATCAGGGGCCAGCATATTACGTACCGCTACCGTTGCTGGCAACCGTTGAACGAGGGTCAACCCGCCCGCCACCGATGAACATGCGAACTTTGTTCTGCAACATATCGGTGTTGAAGTCGCCATCAAGCGGACTGGACGCGCCGCCTACTCTCTGCTGGTCAGGGGTCTTGATGAACAGTTCCGGCTGTTCGTGACCGGCCAAAAAGCCAATCTCTACGGCCGGACGCCCATTACCACCGACGAAGATAAACCAGGAGGTTGTACCATTGGCAGTAGATGCCAGCGTAGTAATATACGGGTTGACGTGGACCGTGACCTTACCCTTGAACGGGTTATCGGTCGTGACCACACGTCCCTCAACCGTGACTTCCCACTTCTCGCCGCCGAACATCTGTTGTGCCAGCGTCACATACGAACGCGGGATAACCAAGTGCAGTTCATCGCCGATGTTAATGGGTTCACCATTCTCATCGACCATACTGCCCAACATGTCCAGTCCGGCTTGAAATGAAGCATAGCCCAACGGGGGGTTACCCGTGAGGATGTTGGTGTATGTCGTACCGTCTGGGTTGGCATGGTTCGTCTTGTACAGGCTGGCATGGGGGCCAGACGCATCAACGAACATGCCGGTTGCAAAACGATCCTCCCGACGACGGGCACCACGCGCCAACACTTGAGGCGTGCGCTGGAAGGCGTCCAGGTCATCGTTAAAGAACATCTCAAAACTGAAGGCCATGCGGTTACCGTACTTCTGAATACGGTACTTCGCCGTGCTCTCAGCCATCCGCCGCTCTTTGTACTCGCCCAACTCGGTAACGCGGTCAAGCGCACCATCACCGCCAGTGATGGTATAAACATGCTTCTCGCGGAAATCCTTCACCCGGCCCACGGACAAGTAGGCGCGCCAGTCAATCTGTTGATAGTTGTACTCCGTCAACAAGACCTTGTTGAGAACGTCACTGAACAACAACGGGAAGTCGGTGGTTCCCATTGCCTCTTTCAAGGCGTGTTCGTAGTGGTAGTTACGCGGCCGACTGATGTAGTCCTGAATGCGGCCGTGTACCTCATACGCCCGTGCATCGAACGTAGGATCATTGGCACGACGGCTGCGTACCCAGGCACTTACCGGGTAGCCGTCTTCCGTTGCCGACATGAGATATGAGGTGCTGGCTTGAAGGCCAAGGGTGCCAAGTTCCCCGCCAAACATGGGAACCATTTCTTCGAAGGGCCGGACGATTTCATTGTTTTCCATTGTTTTATCTCCTGGAATTTACTTAGTAAATTGGTTACCCAATTACTTCCGGACCAGAAGCACCTCGATTACTTTCGTCGCACCAGAGGTTATGCCTTCCATGGCGCGTCCTGCCAGTACCCCGGTGGTCTTCTTGCTGAGTTTGACTGTATCGCCAGCCGTGTAGTAGAGAAGATCCCACAAGGCTACCGCAGAGTTGCCCGCACCGTTGACGGCTTGGACATTGAGCATGAAACTTCCGTCGATTTCAACGGTCGCAAGACCGTCTTCCGAACGGTCAGTTGAAGCGACACCTACCAAGTCGCCCAACAGAACAAGGTCCCCACCGACAACTCCAGAGGGGACAACAACTGACGGGAGGTGGTTCCCGTGATCCAAACGTCTAATCAGCATTTGATTACCTTCCCGCCGCTACAAGTGCTGTAGCATGCTCTTTCGTATAACCCGCCCGCATCCATTGCGCTATCTGCGCTTCTTGCGTGGGTGCGCCCTCTTGGGCTACTTCCTTACTGTTGCCGGTCGTGCCAGCCGCACCGGTCGTATTACCGGGTAGGGTGATTACGCCACTTGACGCTTCACGCCCACCAGCGGCCGTCCCCTCAGCGCCCAGATCCTTGACATATTCGTCCAAGTCCGCGTTGAGTGCGTTGACATCCAAGGCGCCTTCCTTCATCGGTAGGTCTTTGAGGAACAGTGCAACTGTCTTCTCAAACGCCTTTCCTTTGAGTCCGGCCTTGGTCAGCTTGGCTTCGACTGCCGCCTTTGCGGTTTGGTTAATGTTGTCCTGGACTAACTGATTTACTCTTGCTTCCAGGGCTTTTGCTTTGTCCGCATCGGCTTTGAGTGCGGCGTAGTCCTGATCCGTAATTTCCATAACACCTCGTTTTGGTTTGGCGGGTAGACCCGCCGACTCACTAGCTCTCGCAATTGCACCACCAGCGCCCGCCCGCGTGACAAAATCAACGGATTCGGCCGCTGTCATTTGGGTAATGACTTTGGTCTTCTGACCATCTACCACACCCTCTGAATACTTCACCCATCCCTTCCAACTGATTTGAACGGTGCCCACTTTTGCCCGTTCACTGATCTTGTCCTTAAAGTCGCTGAAGGCTTTGTACTTGGCATACACACCAGGACCCACCGGACCCTTCTTGTCGTAGTAGGCATTACTGGTAAGTACACCAGCCTGTTGGTTAAGGTCACCTTCCGGCCGGTTGGCTGATTCATTCTCAGTCGCATGGTTGTAGTACATATGCGTACCGGTCTTGAAGATGAGGGGGCCGTCACGTTCGATCACGGCTTCAGGGTAGTACCCGCTTGAACCTTGCCCACCAGCGATAATCCGGATGAGCCCAGATCCATCCTTTTCCTTGCCTTCCATCACGGAACAGAATTGGGACTCGGAGACTTGCATAGTCGCCGTGGCCGCTTCGTTGGCCATGTCCACGTAGGATAGTTCGGTACGCACAGCAGATTCAAACGTAACCTTGTCATCCTTGGAGATACTAAAAGGTCGTCTCCAATCAGACTCCTTGTACCGGTACACGATGTCCTTCTCAAACACGTCACGTAGAGATAGATCAGCTTCCCAGAACTTTTCCCAGTCTTCAAGTCCTAGATCCTTCCGTAGGGCCATGAAAACCTTAGCGCGGATACCGTCATGTGACTGGTGAAGTTTAAGGGTTGCTTCCTGGAATGCCGCCCCTAATATCGGGTCAGGAGTCCCAGAATTTACTAAGTAAAATGCTGATCGTTGAGCCTCACTCAACATTGTCTGCTTCCTCCCCTCCCGCACCCATCGGCGGCTTAATTTCCGGATTCAAGTCTTGTATTTCCGGTACAACTTGTCCGGGAGGATACCACATATCTACAAGTGCCTCTGGATTCTTCAACCCCAAAGCACGGGCTACTAACAAGGCTACGTCCCTCGCGTTCGGGAAGATACTGGTCATTGGCTTGCCCATCATGGTAACTGCCATAACGATAGCCCGCACTCGTTCGGTAGCGTTAGGTTCGGTGATGTCTGGGAACTCAATATTGATACTTGAGTCCATACCCTCCGGGTAAATTACCCTAAATACCTTTGACCCGTCGCTGATATCAATGACCTTTTCGACGGTGACACCGGCCAAACTCATCTTGCCACCTTCAGCCGATGCGGACTGCAACAGGACAAACCGAAACATCTTGATAAGCCAGTTAGCCCACTGGTTTTGACGGAATACCATCTTTAACTCGGTGGGCCGGTCGAGAGTTGCGGCCGTGGCACGGTTGCCGATGTCGGCATCCCCGAAGAATGTAATGGGTAGGCCAGCACCAGCCGCTATCATCTTGGCTAATGGTTGACCTTCAACGGCATCGGTCGTGGCTCCAGACGTTTTGACGGCTTTCAATTCCACTTGTCCTGACATCGCGGCCCAGGAACCAACACCGGGAGGTGGGTTAGAGTCACCGATCACACCCGCACTTGGCTTACTAGCCAGCTTGTCTTTTGCCGCCGCCACACCCTTATTACTCTGACGAATAATCTGCATAGCAACCACGGCATAGGATTCCATGAGGGTGGACCAGTTTTCAAGGAACTTGGTATAAGCCCGTGCCCAGGCTAGTATGCTGTGGATCTCCGGAAACCCATACTTCTGGTCAGGTAATCCACCGGTCTTGATTTGGGACATTGGCGTACCCCAATACACGGTTTCATTACGTCGTCCTTCTGTGGGGTCAGGCTTCTGTTTTTGGTTAGGGTGGAAATCCCAGTCTGGGTGCCATGCCACCTTCAACACCGAACCCTCATAGTATTGACGCTTGTAAAACCAGACTTCTTTAGAGTCCAGTGGGTTAGTGTAGATGTCTACCACTTGGTCCACATTGATCGTCCGGACTCTCACAGTACCGGTGTCACGATTGACAAAGTAAATCCAGTAGATGTTGCCGTTGACTTGAAGATTGACTTCCTTCTCCATGAGTGCGGTCTGGGATAACTCCACCTGATTCTTCAAGTCTTCAATAAACTCATTGATTACTTCTTCAATGACCGGGTTACGGGTTTCGATCTTGAAGCCAAGTGCCCACACGTAGAGTTGTTGAACCTCCACGGCCCGTTTGACCATGGGATTCTGGATAAACATATTACGTGCAAACGCACGGGCTTTCTTGACGTGTTCCCAGGAGAAGTCCCACTGTTCGAGCTTGCCATCCTTACTCCAGCCGGTGGAGTCAATGGCCAGTTGAATCTCAACCAAGGATTCTTTCAACATATCCACTTGGTTGACTAGTATCTCGTTCTGTATCTGTAGGGCATCCTTGGCGTGTTCACGCATGTAGGTTACAGTCTGGAACGGGGGGAAATTGGCGGCTGCACTCATATTAGAAAGGAGAAATCCTTACCTCATATTCCAGACCGAAGGGGATTAACTCTTCCTCCTCAGACGGGTCGATTGCTAAATTGTCCTCGAATGCCACCGCATAACGTTTGGCGTCCATGCCATGGTCATTCAACTTGACTGGTATATCACCCTTTTGTTTCTCGTGTGACTTCAGATCCCAGACATAACCCTCTACCTCATCCAACGTACTGGTGGGCTTGGATTCCTTCTGTAGTTCCGGGTCTGGTGGGTGAATTAGGGACGACTCCATAAAGTTGATACGTGGACGGCCACGGTCAACCATGATGCCCTCAGAATCCGGGGAGAAGTTAGTACCGTCGTATACCAACGGTGTAAGCCTATTCTGTACGGCTTGGATGCCATCACTGACTACTTTGTAGGCTGGTAGGGTAGGTAGTCTGAAATACTTCTCCAGGGTCGCTCTAGCCTCACCGTCATGGTCACAGATTAAGGCGTCAGGGTAGGGTTGACCTTGGACACTATTCCATATCTGACGGCAAGCGTCTTCAACCAGAGTCTTGGTATGGTAGAACTCCTGGAATAAGTACATGTGGCCGTCAGGGTGGATAGCCCAATTTTGCCACACAAACGGGTTCACATAACCAAAGTCAAAGGCCCATATTCTACGCCAAGAGGTGGGCGGCACAAAGTTCTTACATACGTGAATCCCCCGGTCAAAGGATGCGTATATCTGTCCCTCGGCACTTGCCCACCTCCCCTCAAGTAGCCGCTCCCGCCTTGCACCGGTTAAGCTACCGAGCTTTACAAAAACGAAGTCGTAACCAGCTTCCGTCCAATCCTGTCTTTCGGAATCCCACCACCGGGGATTGTCTTTCAACTGGCCTTTGATATCCAGGACTACGTTGTTAGGGTCTCCAATGTAACCCATATCCAACATTTGTTTGACCCAGTGTTTTGGGTGTTGAGGGTTGCAATCCATCATCATGAATTGCCACGGCAACACACCATTACGGTTACGGGTCATGAGGTATTCCCATTGATCCTTACGGATATCGGTACCCTCATTGAGATAGATAATGTCAAATTGGGATGACATGATTTTAGCCATGTCGTCTAAACCTGACACTACTATTTCCGAACAGACACCCTTCTTACCCTTGGCTGTACCTGATACTCCAGTACGGGGAGGGTAGATGTAGGATTGTTGACCGGGAGAGAAATGGACCTTTTCAGATGGTTGAAGGACTTCTTTACCCATAGTGAACATACAGCTATGGGTCATGGTCGATCTGAACTGGCGGGCCATTAGGACCCGGATGCCAGGGTACCTAATACATAGGAAGTTTATGAACTCACAACATATCCTGGTTTTGCCGGTACCAGCCGGTCCCTGGAATACTATATATGGTGCCCGCTTGCGCCAGAGTTGACCACCACTAGCTGGAACCGCAAAAGGTATGGCTACCTCGTGCGATTCCAACTTGTAAGCTGCCTTATAGTCTAGGGCTTCCATTTACTTAGTAAATTATTTAACCACACCTCAAGGCACGTAGTTGTACGGCCGGGTACCTAGACGCCAGTCTAGCGCACTGACCCAGTAAGTAGTTTGTGCAAATTCCTTACCGCTGAATGGAGCTTGCGAATGGTACAGGTGGTTGAATATCTCATCACCTCGGGATAGTGAGGTAGCGTCTCCAGTAGCCGCCCAGTGCCACCAATAAAGAGGAGCCGTATACATGTTGAGGATAGAGATTATTTCAAGCGTACAACTGGTACCACACCTCATACCGTCAGGTTCGACGTTGTACACGGTCTTCCCGGTGGTTGGGTTCCACGCATGGGCGTAGATGTCGTCCATTACCAACTTGACCACGTAGGGTACCCGTTCGTCACCGGATAGCGCGTACCACTTCAATAGAGTACGTGCGGCGAATGAGGTAATGAATGTTTCCTTGAACGTTCTGGCCGGATCATTAATGGCATTGATATACAACATGCCTATCAAATTCGAAGCAAAGTGTTCAAAGTACGGGTCCCACACTCCAGTTAAAGCGTAGGTGGCTAACCTCCGCTCGAACATCCAGGAATGTTCACGGGTGGCGAAGTCCAGGGTACTACCTCCAGTGAACTTGCCATTGTAAGTAATGTTAAGAACTTGGGACTTATACGATGGGTCCCTGGTTATCGAATACCCAAATACCATAGGCCAAGGGAAGTAATAGTAGTTCTCAACAGTCTGAGGTCCACCTTGAATGAACCTATCCCGGATACCTTTAGCCACGTAGACGGCGCAATTTAGCCAGTCTGGATCAGCCGGTGTGCCGTCCTGCTTTGGCATGGTGCCCATCCTTTTATAGATGTCGTGATGGTAAAACCACACGTTGGCGTCTACACCGTCGAAGCCTATATTGTAGGGTTGGCCGTTGGTAGTACCTAGTGGTGTCGTTGGACTACTCCGGTTGGGACACCTCGGGTATGGACTGGACGCCGCACCCCCACCATTGCTCGAATCGTACCAATTACGCTCATACCAGTAGTTGGCACTTGCCGCGAACGGTGAAGCGGTGGTTAGGTAAGTCAAGGCCGGTATGGTTGTTGGAGGATTCTTGACCATTGGAGTCAGTAACACCATACGCAGAGTGAAGTCTATAGCCCTCGGATTCAACAGGGATGAGGACGACTCCGAGAACGTCACAGTCACGGTACGTGATCCAGCGGCCGTGGTAGCTGGCACTTTCGCCAACATAGTAATAGCGTGTGCCGATGCATCAACCCCTAGTGAAGTAGTTATACCGTCGTCGAGACTTCTCAAGGTACGCCAAGTAAGTAACGAACCGGCCGGGTAGTTACCTACTGTATTGACGTATACGTTAGGTGCTGTCGCTCTATATACCAAGTGAACACCTGTACCGGCTGTAGTAATATCCAGCGGTGTTGCAGTTGGATACGTGGCTGTACATGCCGTGTCTGGGTTGGGTCTTGGTCCACGTAGATACACGGTAGTCGTACTGATGTAGGTAGTACACCAAGCCACATGGCGTGAATTGTCCATCTGGACCATAGGGGCCGGTAGGGTCCCACTGGTAGTAATCCACATACTACTGGTGTTGGCGGCTGACAAGCCATGAGCTACTGGAGTACCGGCCGAATCTGTGGTTGTACAAATGTTAGTTGACGGATCACAGACTATCCTGTATTTGGCCTTGGCGGCATTGAACCCCATTGTATGGGTGTGGCCACCGAATGACATACCGTGGACGCCACTACCGGCAATACCGGCATCCAGGTCTATTGCCGCACCTCCAGGGTGTTCAGCCAGTTTGAGGGTGGAACCTGAACAATCACGGGTGTAGTAGACCTTTGACCGGTCAGTTTCCCAGGAGGTTATACCCCCAGGAATGACTCCCGTGGTGGTGAACTGGACTTCAGTATCCACAGGTAGACAACCGTAGGGTGAGACATTGGCCAAGGTGACTGTATCGGCCGATAGGTCAAACGTAACTCCTGGATGGTCAGCCCGTAGGACCAGTGAGGACCCGGTTGAGGAGTTGTACCAGGACGTTGGAGGAGCCTTGTGATTCCACCAGTTATAGGCACGGGGGCCGACGAAGACAGTTTGGGAGTTGTCCCAAGACAGAGGGTTGGTACCCTCCGTCTCAACAGTCCGGTTGGGGATGGCTATTTCAGCCGTCACGGGGGCCGGGGACAGTGAAAACAGCAGTAAAATAGTGAGAAATTTACTTAGTATACGCATATTCTACACTCACATTGTTGGTCGCTAGACCGTTGGCCGTTGCGTTGTTCTTACAGTGTAGGCCGATGCCGTCACCAGCCGCGAACGTAACTGTGTTAACCAAGTCCGTCTTCTCAGAACCGGCTTCATTAGCCGCCCAAGTCACGGTCATTGTCGTATCCACACCGTTTTTGGTGACCCAACACTGTATAGAACCACTGGACGGTTGGGTTGCGGTAGTGACCATATTCCAATACAACTTACGGGCTACTCCGTCACTACCTACCCTGGTATTACGGGCATTGGAGGTAGATGGCGCGGCCGAACCGTGGGCATAATAATACTGGTCAGCACCGGATGCTGGCACCGTACCGGCTTGGGAGTTGTACCCGTACCAAGTACGGCTTACATAGTCTGGAAGGTCAGCGGTGACCATCGCACGGGCTACCATCGCACCGGCTGAACCGTTGGGTGCGGCTAGTACGTAGTTGGCAGTCTTGGACCCGAACGCTGACGCTCCCCCCGCACCGTCACCTTTGAAAATATCAGAGGTAACAGGTAGGGAGGAGCTACTGGCACCAGCCTTATCGGCCCTGACCCAATCACCAGTAGCACCGTTTTGGATCATGGTCATTGAGTCATATTGACACAATTGGACGTTAGACCCACCCAACCGGAACTTAGAATTGGTAAGGACTGCACCGTCTTGGAAAGTCACACAACCACTGTCGGATTTAGTAATGACTACTACCTGACCATCATTACCAATTGACATGTGGGGAATGCTGGTAAGAGTGTAGTTGGACCCACTGGAGGTAAGCCGGATATGGTGGCTATTGGGGGTTAGTGAGTCAGCCACATTGTCAATAACTGTGGTACCAACCGATGCTAAGGCGAACGTTCTACGCCAACTCATAGTCGAACCGTTGGTCCACATTAACTCCTCATCATGGGTCAACTGGCTAGGAATCGGGTTGACTATTGCCCACCAATTCATGATTCTCGACATGGTAACCGGCCGGGCATTGTCCACCATTTCTTCAGCTTCATTCTGGGTTACAAACCCACTGGTGTCACGGTCCCAATTGGTACCGTTGTACCGGTAGCGTTGGCCAGTGCAAGCGGAACTAATTCCAGACGGAGCTACCCACGCACCGGCTACAAACGGTGAAGGTGTGGCTATGGTCCAGTTGCCAGTGGAATTTTGGCAAGCTATGAAGGTCATCACGCGGTTGGTAGTAGCATTCGAGAACGTAAGGGATGAGAGGTTACGATCCAGGGTAACGATAAATGAGTTGTAGACGGCCGTGTCGAGTGCCAAGGTAGATACACCAGCGGCAAGGGACGACGTAGCGAATGTTTGGGTAACGTTCGAACCACCCCCAGAACCACCTCCACCACTGGATGGATTGGTCACTATTTGAAGAATAGACCCGGATGTGACTGGAGTAAGCATAAGGAACTTACCGGCTATGGCCGTGGCGTCTGGTGGGTCTGATCCATCAGGCATCTTGGCTGGACGCGCTGTTAAGCCATTAATCGACACACTAAACGCTCCAGTATTGGATATATCCGGCTTAAACATGATTATCTGGCCTTCACACAACTCACCGTCTACACAGTTGTTGTCAGAATCGTAGGATGTAGGGGCCGGGTTCATCACACACGGATACGGGTTGTCAGTACCGGCCGGTACGGTCACACATTTCTGGTGACGTCCTGACTGTAGGGCTTCATCGGTTACCTCTCCATTCTCACCGTCGTTACCGTTGTTACCGTCTGCTCCATTGATACCAGCCGGGATAGAAAAGTTGAAGGTAGCAGCATTTGCATTCCCGGCATTAGTGACGGCCGCTGGAACTCCAGGTGCGACGGTTGTTACTGTGCCTACAGCGATGGTTGCCGCTGTACCGTTGGTACCGTTAGTTCCATTAGTTCCCGGTGCTCCGGGGGCTCCCGGTGCGCCATTGGTGCCATTCGTACCATTCGTACCATTCGTACCGTTTAGGCCGGGAGGTCCAGCACTGCCAGCCGCCAGTACCTTACAAAGATAGGGGGTTGACCCTGACCATGCACCAGCTACGTTGCCGGTGGCTGGATCGACACTGAATGAGGTAAAGGTGATAGCCGCCCCGGTCGATGAATTGACGCAAGATCCTTGGACCCATATAGGGTCTAGTCCTTTACCGTGGGTAGCTGCGGTTATGGCCACTGACGTACCTGTACCAGTCTCCTCGTGCGGGGGAGAGGCTACGACACGGCCACCACCTCCACCTACACCACCCAACACTTGGGCCGGTGATTTACTAAGTAAACCAACCAGCAGAATTGCAATGAATGGTCTCAATATATACATTGGATCCTCCCTATTTCTGTTGGGCTACTGCTCCTGAAATTTGACCGGTACCGGCTGCGGCTGCGAAGTGGAAGCTGAAGTTACGGCCGGTGGATTTACCAGTGTTGAGTAATGCACCGTCGAGTAGGATGGTGCGGGGTTCACTGGCATATACAGGATAGGAGACGACAAGGCTACCATCGGCTATGTCGGACACTGGCCAGAACTTGAAGGCTGGAGCCACATTGTTATTCATCCCCACAACTGACGGTACGGTTATGGAACCGAATGACGCGGCCGTGGTGGTTGGGTCTGCCACTGCGCCTTTACGGATAGTGATGGTGGTATCGACGTTGGTAAGGACTGTGACCGCTCGAATATAGACCGGTTTCAGGCTGTTGACGGTACTTTGGACGCCGATGGTGTGGGCATTACCGGCCGATATTGAACCTGACCAAAACGTCGAATACAGGTAGAACTTATTAGAGTCATCATCGACTGAACTCTGTTGAGCTAACAGGGTCAGTGCAATCACCAGACCCAAGGCTAATTTACTCATTAACTTTCTCTCCTTCCCCTATCGGGGTCACGTCGATTACGTCTGTAGGTGCTGCCAGTCGAATCCTCGGAGCTTCCAACTTCGGTTGTCCCTCCAAGTCTTCTTGGGTCAGACCGGGATAGATACGCACTGCTATTTCTTCCTGGATATGGACTTTCCGGGTCTCCTGATCCAGTCCAAGTACCTTTGCCTTACGTTCCTGGAGCCTGATAATCCGGTCGATAGCGGCCAACTTCATGTTGGCTTTACCGCCACCATTGGCTATTTTTGAAGCATTGGCTAGTTGCCGGTCTATCTGACTCACGCACATCTGGCGGTAGTCTTCTATGGCGTGGATAGAGTTAGTCCGGATGTTTTCCATGACCATCCGGAGCCTATAGGATACATTGGACGGTGATAAGCCGTCAGGGCCATGCTTCTTACTCAAGTAGTCGGAAATCTCTTGAGCGTTGTAGCCATCACGGGCCATCTCGAATATGTCATAGTCCCGGAGGGTCTTCCGGACGACTTGACGCTTACCCCTGTAGAGGGTTACTTTGCGGGGAAATGTCCTCTTTACAGCCTTTGGCATAGTCCTACCTTGGGCAAGAGGATAGCACAGAGAACTTGAGTGACAGTTTGAGAGTTGGTTTACTTAGTAAATTTCAAGGCATAAAAAAGGGGCCAGCCGGAAGGACTGACCCCAGGAAATGGGTTGAAACCGTACAAGTATCAAGTAATAGCACGTTGTCTAGTTGTTGCACATCAGAAACAGTTAGTAGACCATACGCTAACAACGTCTCCTTTCACTGGAAGGTTAACACATAAAAAAAGGCCCCTCGGAGGGAAGGGCCTAGTCTGTCTTGGGAGACACTTACTTGTAGAGTCCTTACTATAGCACGTTGGGGAAGGTTGGGGAAGGGCTTGGGGTCACACCCACCTCAAAGCCCTCCCTCCGGTATGCCAGCCCTGCAATCTGGTACCCGGTTACTTGATACTACCATGCTCTGTGGGGCACTTATTACGTTTTTGACTCCATAGGTCCTTATCCGACATTACACGGCTAATTCCGCACAAGCGGCATTTAACCTTATAGGTACTTTGAATGTAGCCTACCTTTTTTACCAAACCATGGTAACTGGTGACTTCAAAGTCACCATATATGTTTCCCTGGTGGACCGGCCGGTTACGGGACTTCCTTTCTTTTGGCTTGACGGCTTCCCTGAGTTTATCTTTCAGGCTGGCCATAACTATCTGGCTAGGCTCACACCCACACTGGTTACCTTTTATCCCATACAGTTCGGCATCCGTCCGGGTGGTCACCACCTTACAATACTTGCACTGGACGCTGAAAAACTGGATACGGTGGGACATTCCTTGGAAGTACAGCACCTTGAAGTGGCCGAATACTGACCCTATACCTACTTTCACTTGGTTCCTAGATTGCGTTACTGACTGATACAT